TTGATGTGAACTATGCTCCTTCTATCGCGAGCTGGGTCGTTGGGTGCGGTCTTTCTTGTGAACAACCAGCTGTGGCGTAAGCCACAGGTGAGGGGGTGGCGGGGGATACTTCCCCCGTGGTATCTAATGTATCATTAATTTTGCAAAGTCAATGACAATTTTATAGGGTTGTATGGGGCGAACCTGCGTGCCCTTATTGTTGGGGCTAGTGCTAACAATGCTTCTGCTATTGGTGGTGCTTTCACGTTTAATGTGAACAATGCTCCTTCTAACACGAACTGGAACAATGGGTGCGGTCTATCTTATCTAAGATTCAGTCTTTCAATTCAATGCCTTATACAATCCTCACCCATTGGTGAAAATTGCCCGACATAGGGATGGGTTAGTAGGCTACATTCAGCATGAACGCTCATCAGGAGATAAGAAAGATGAAAACCTATAAACATATGTTTGCCCCTATGCTTAAACCAGACGTTGTAGCTAGATGTGCTTTAGATGCAGCAGAAGGAAAGCTAAGACGCAAGGAAGTCATTGATACTTTTGTACATTTTGATGATACTTATAAACTTGTAGTTGCTTGTGCTAATGACCCAGATTATAAGCCTTGTGAAGACAATACCCATGAGATAATTGATGGTGCTAACCATAAGCCTAGAGAGATTGAAAAGCCTAAGTTTTGTCCAGAACAAATACTACACCATGTAATCATTGAACCCTTTAAGAAGGTATTAATGGATGGATTATATGAGCATGTGTATGGATGTTTGCCTCCAGTATTGAAAACTGCTAAGGATGGCAAGGTAATCAAGCGTAAATTTGGACCACACGCAGCCATAAAGCAGCTGACTAAATGGATAAAATGTGGTAAAAAGATTTATGTAGGAGAAACAGATATTCATCATGCTTATGGTTCTACTAACATACCTATCCTGTGTAATAAGTTGAAAAGAGTCATTAAAGACCAAGATTGGTTGAGACTCACATTTCAGTTTTTACACTATAATGATAAAACTGGAGAAACCTATGATTCAAATGGATTAGTACTAGGTCACTACACCAGTCCTTGGTTCTTCAATTTTTACTTGAAGGAATTTGACCATTTTGTAGCTACCATAGATGGTATAAAGTACCTAAGATTTGCTGATAACATTTTTATTGTAGGAACTAACAAGCGAAAAGTTCATAGAGCAATGAACATCATAAGAAATTACCTTAAAAACAACCTTTGTATGGAACTGAATAACTGTACTCAGGTATACAGATTTGAGTATTTTGACAAAAGAACTAACAAAGTAAGAGGTAGAGCAGTAAATGCTTTAGGTGCTGTAATTCATCATAACAGAGTCACTCTTAGAAAGAGTATTCTCATGAGAATGAGAAGAAAATCCTTGAAAATTAAGAGAAAATACAGGAGAACTTGGCATGATGGAGCATCTATGATTTCCAGAATAGCTTGGGTCAGGCATACTGATATTTACACTTATTACTACACTAAAATTAAACCTAATATTAACATTAGAGAACTAAAGAACAAGGTGAGAAACCACAGCAGGATGTTGACTCCTGTAATAGAACAAAGGAGGAAGATTATCTATGACGGACTGGAGAAAAGTTCAAGGCTCTCAGCCTGAAAAACCAAGTGAATTTGACATAACTACTAGCTCAATCGTGGTATACCAGCGTAGAAATATCAAGCAGGTGACTGTTGATAACTCTGATGGGACTACCACTACTCTTTGGGAGTATGAAGAGAGAGAAATGTCACGTGAGGAATATGCTGTTATCCATGTTAATCAGCTTCAGCAGGAGGTTGATGCTCAAAAAGAGCAAAACCTTAATACTCAAATGGCTTTGGTAGATATGTATGAAATGATGATTGGTTACACTGGGGGTGAATCATAATGGCTCTGAACATTGTAGAGGTTTATGCCAACCTGATTCGAGAAGGCAAAAAGACTATTGACCAAGTACCTCCTAAAATTCGTCCAGAAGTGGAAAAGGTACTGAACAATGAAGACTCTGATTGATTTTCTCAGTAAAATAGCACCCAGAAAGGTGGTGATTATAGTGGATACTATTGTAGTTGTGTATGTAACTCTTATCATTAACAACCGCAAGCAGTTTAAGGATGTACCTCCTGTCGTTAAGGAAAAAGTACGAAACATGCTTATTGACATGGGTCTTGAAGAACTTACTGCTGAGTGAACACAGAAACCAAGACAGGGCACCAGAGGCATATTCGCTTATGGTGCCCATTATTGTTAGTTAGACATCAGCAGTGAAGAGGTGAGCACCAATGGACTTCAGTTGGGAACAGATATGGGGAGGTCTTGTTACTACTGGATTAGTAGGTCTTTCCAAAATAGTGTTTTCATTTTTACGAGAGCAGAAACTCAAATATGAAGAAGAGCAGAAGAAAAAAGACCAGATAATCTCTATGCTCATTGAAAATAACAAAGAACTCATGGCTTGGAGAAAGGATATTGAGAAAGAAAATAATGGACTGCGTGACGAACTACGCAACATTAATAATAAAATGGAGCGAATCACTGATAGTGACCTAATTCTGTTGAAAGATAGGATACTTCAGTCTTGTAGATATTTCATTAACAAAGGTGAAATCTCACTGGGTGCTAGAGAGAATATTACAGAAATGTATCATTGCTATGAGAGGATGGGTGGTAATGGTACAGGAAAACTTATCTATGAGCAGACAATGCAACTGAAGATTAATGACTTGAATGTAGAAAACCTTTCATAAGGAAGTGATTAGTATGTGTACGCCAGAGACTAATACTGTAGTAGAACAAGAAAACATAGAACCAGTCAGTAACAATTCACAAACCAAGGAGGCATCTTCCATGAAATCATGGGACATGGATATAATCATAGCTTGGGGGTTAGTAATGATGGGTATTATATCCATCATAGGATGGATTGCCTATTCTATTCTTACTGGTAACTCTAATGGCACAGAGATACCTATGGCTATAGTTAGTGGTCTGACTGGTGCGTTAGCTGGTAGACACTTGCCTAGAAAAGATGTTCCTACTGAGTACCCAGTAAATAACAGTAAGTGTAACTATCCGTCAAAGGAGGAATAAACATGCCTACTTCGGAACATTTTAGTGCAGAAGAACTCAGATGTCACGGTGATGGTTGCTGTGATGGTGGGGTGGACAAGATTTCACCTAGGCTTCTTGAACTGTTAGAGCAACTGAGGTATAATACTGGTGGACTACCACTAGAAATAAGCTGTGCTTATCGGTGTCCTACCCATAACGCAGAGGTAGGTGGAGCACAATATAGTCAGCATCAATACGGCACAGCAGCAGATGTCATTTGCCCAGACCACTTGGAGTTTGGAGAATTCTTATGGTACGTAGACCAATTGCCATTTGATGGCGTTGGAATTTATGAAGACCAAGAGTTTATTCACGTGGACGTGCGTAATGGTGGTGTAGGTGGACCAGGTGACCACATTTATTTCTAAAAGAATACATAGTTAAGGCAGCTGATTCTGTTTCAGCTGCCTTAATTTGTTTTATTTACGTGTTATAATACCTAGATGAATCTAACTATCCTAATTCAGAACTAATCCATGCTTTGGGTCAGCTTATACACCTTAAAATTAGCTTATATAAATTAGTTGAGGTTATTTTCTTTTTCTTTAGTTTATAAAGACAGACTATAAAAGGAGGAATACTAGTGGATAATCCTGTTATTATACATGTAGGTAATGTAAAGAGCAAAGTGCAGAACATCCCTATGAATTTAGCCAACAAAATAGCAAAAGAATTATCTGTAAAAGTACCAAATTACTGGTTTTCTACAGCATTCAAAATGGGTAGATGGGATGGAACACAAAAATTCTTTATAAGACCAGCTAATACATTTCCTACAGGTTTACTAAAGACTGTAGTAAACATGATTTCAGAGCAATTTGAGCTACCTTTAGAAATACAAGATGAACGTAAAAGAATCAATGATTTAGCAGTAACTCCAGTAGAAAAACAATACACAATAGGAAAAAACAAGAATTTTAGAGAATATCAAGTAGAAGCATTGAATGCTGTTATTACCAATAAGGTAGAAAATGCTCCATTTGTACGTGGAGTAATAAATTTGGCTACAAATGCAGGAAAAACTACAGTAGCTGAAGGACTAATCAATGAACTTTATCCTAAATTGAAAAAGAGCAACCAATTTTTGTTATTTATAACTCACTCTAAGGAAATAGCATTTCAGGCTCAAAAATCCATTGAAAACGACTTAGGAATAAAGGTTGGTATAATTGGTGACGGAAATTGGGATTTGAAAACAGTCACAGTAGCTATTGTGTCTACCTTGTATAAACGGATGAAGGATAAAAAACCTGAGTTTGAGTTTTTAACAGAGAATGTATCTGCTTTTATAGCTGATGAAGTACACCATTCTTCCTCCCAGAGTTGGTATGATGTATTGTGCTCTTTTACAAATGCTTCTATCAGAGTAGGGTTGACTGGTACAGTAGATAAATCTAATCCTGTTAATGAAATGAGGCTGTATTCCTGTACTGGACCAGTGGTAACTAAGGTGTCTAATGACTTCCTTATTCAGAAGGGGTACTCAGCTAAACCAATATGTATCATGTTCCTGGTGGGAGAATCCGAACTAGATGATATACCATATTCAGATGCATATAACTTGGGTATAGTTGAGAATGAGGAACGTCTTCAGGTCATCCATGATATATGTTGTAAAGAAACAAAAGATAACAATAAAGTCTTGGTGTTAGTGGAATACCTTGAACATGGAAATATTATAAATGAGAAACTAAAAAATCTCAAGAAGCAAGTGTATTTTACAAACGGACAATTGTCATCTGAGGAAAGGCAGAAACTCCTAGATGACTTAAAAATGGGAAAACTTGATGTCCTCATCAGTACTAGCATACTTGATGAGGGCGTAGATGTCTCTGGGATAAATGCTATAATTTACGCAAGAGGAATGAAGAGTACCAGAAAACTACTTCAGGGGATAGGCAGAGGACTACGTAAGAAAAAAGATGGAAGTCCATTGAGGTTTTATGATTTTATAGACAATACTAACCTTAAACTGCTACATCATTCTCAGAATAGATATGAAATACTGAAAAAAGAAAAGTTCACTGTAAAATTGATGAATCTTGATGATTATAACAAAATGAGCTGGAAGGATATCAATAAGGAGGATAAACCTAATGAAAACCATGAA